CTAGAGCAAGCCAGCTCCACGACTCGACAAGTTAGGGCCGCCTAGATCGTACTCTTCAAACTCGATCACCCTACGCCCAATCCAGTCGTTCAGTTCGCGGAAACGGCTTTGCAGGGGTTCCAACTCATTCTTGACGAACACCTTGGCGGCGGCTTCAACGCTGCCAAAGCCGCCCGTATTGTTGGGCACTATCCCCATGAGAGGTGGAGGCACGCGGTGCGCCGCCAGAATATCGTCCCGGCTTGCGCCCTTGATGTTCATAAATTCGTCTTTGGCAGCGACTTCCGAAATTGGAATGAGCTTGATGCCATCCTTCTGTCCACCGGCGGTGCGGATGAACAGGTTCTTGAAGTTGCCGATGCCCTTGGACTTCTTCAGCGCGTCCTTGATGGCGTCCGTGTCATCTTCGGTGATGTTCGGATCTGTGACGTAGAGAATGAAACCCGCGTGGCTACCGTTCTCATAGTATTTGCGGCGAAACAGCGTGGCGCTCTCATTGAGCCAGACCGAATTGAGCCCGCCCATATAGGCCGGCATGCCATAGATCTCCTGCATCGGGTCTGGCTCGATCAGATGGAACACGCTGCCCGCCTCAAACTCGTGATGGTTCTGCCAGTCCTTGATCCAGATGTAGTCCCCATCCCCTTTGGAACGACGCGTGTGCAGAGCTGGCGAGTGCTTCAGGCGCGCTGTAGTCCCCACACGGTTGCTCAACCGCTCAAGATATCCATTGCCGGTAATCAGGAAGTCCAGCGCCCAGGAAGCGAACTGCTGGCGCGACAGCCACGGGTGCGGAATATATGTTCCGGTCAATATCTGCACCTTCAGACGAATGGCGCTTTCATGGTGAGCTGTCGACCGGAACGACTTGATCAGATCCCGGACGGAAACGGGAGTTTCATACCATCGCCCGTTGAACGTCGTCTGAAGGTAGTCAAGCAAGCCGGCGCGATCCATGACCGGAACCGGGTCGTCAAGAGTAAACACCACCGAGCGCGGTGCAGCCTCGGTTGCAGGTGCGGCGTCATGCATTAGAAGGTCTCCACGGTTGATTGCTGGCTATGGCCGGCGACTTCAAGGGGAACGATGCTCTCGCGGGAAAGCGCATGCATGGCGGCCCAGGCAAGATCTGCATGCCCGGTCTCAGTTGACCGGCTCGCTTGATAGGTAATCTTGCCGCCCGACGGCGTAGCGCTGCGATGAATGCTCATGAAGGCCTGAGAGAGGTCAGCCCAGCCCGCGTCATACTCAAAACGGCGGTTATCGATCAGGTGCTTGGCTTTGGCCACCAACAGGTTCTTCACATCAACCGAATAGACGATCTTCTGGGCACGCGGGAAGAACTTCAGCACCAGCTCATAGAGGCCAATGCCCATACCGCTGGCGTCGATGCCTATATGTTGGACGTTGTAGCGTTCCGTCAGCTTACGGATGGCTTTGGCCTGGGCCTCAAAATCCATATTATTGAAGCGCAGTTTCTCAAGGCAGCGGAACTTGCCACCGTCAACGGCGGGCGGCGCTATCACCACGCAACTGGCATCGTCACGCGTGCGGCTGGGGTCATAGCCAATCCAGACCGGCAAGTCGCCGAAAGGACGCTTTAGTGTCGGGCGATAATCCGCCCAAGCCTCCCACGCATCAACCAGGCAGAACTGTAGATCTTCCAGCTTGAAGACGGACAAGGCGTCATCAATGAAAACGCATTCATAGAGGTTGGCGAATTCACCGGGAGAGTGCTCGCGCTTCAACTCCTCGATGTCGAACAGGTCGCATCCAGATTCCGCAGCGTCGTGGATGGTGACCACCTGTCTCCACTGACCATCCTCGCCCAGGTGACCAGGTTTCAGAACTTCGTGCAGGGTGTTGACCGTGACCCTGTCTTCCTCCCGCCGTCCTTTGTTGTAATCGGCACCAGACCAGAAGCCATGCGCCTCGTGGCCAAGGGTGGATGGCGTGGAGAAATACGTTTTCCGCCACTTCTTATGCGCGGCCATACCACTGGCGACGTGCTTCAACTTTGTGAAATTCGGGATCCAGAAATACTCGTCCACATAGAGGTGGCCGTGATAGCCCTGCGCGGTCCTGCTGTTGGTGGACAAGAAATAGAGGGTGGCCCCGTTCTCCAGCTCGATCGGGTTGCCCTTCAACTCCTTGCCGGTCACCTCATAAACAAACTGAATGATGTAGGCGCGGAAGAGTTCAGCCTGGGCCCGTGATGCCGATAAGAAGACCTGATTATCGCCGCTCTCCAACGCATCCATGAAAGCTTCGCGAGCGAAGTACCAGGTCGCACCAATCTGGCGCGATTTCAGTATGTTCCGTATGCGGTGTTTTATATTGCCCCACCAACACGCCTGGTAACCAAAGAGCGTGCGGCGGAACTCTATCTTCAGATTTGTCCGGTCTTCGTCTGTCAGGTGGTTTTTGTGCGGCTTCCCTTTCCGCTTTCTCTTGTTGCGATTGGCAACCTTGGGGTTCAAGTCGGCTTCATTTCCGCCCGCAGAGAATTTCTCGATCCGGGCCATGCGCTCAAGCTGGCGGCTTAGGGTCTCAATCTCTGCTAAATCGCCTTTGGTCTTCTCAGGCTTGTCAACCAGGAGGCAGAGGCGTCTATCTATGGTGGACCCGACCCGCGTGTGCACCGGCGCTTCGCGCCATCCGTCGCGGCGCTTCCAGCTATCCACGGTGGCGTATTTGAGTGCGAACTTCCTGGCTATCTCGCTAACCGTGTAGCCCTGCCAGAAGAGTTGCGCCGCCCGTTGCCTCAGGAACGGGAGTTGGTGCTTTTCAGGTGCTTCCGGTGTGTCGGTCATGGCCGGACAGTACCGCTGCCGCAGCCCTTCCCTTTCTGTGCTGTTGGTTAGAAGGCGGACATCTAACCCAGGCCCGCTTGAGCATATGACGCAGCATCGCGGACGTTTGCGGCAACCGCAGCGCATCACCGCTGACTTGCACACCGCACCGCACATGAAGGGCCGCTTCCATGTCTCACAAAGCCGTATCCAAGTTTGTCCGCGTTGCCACCGAAGGCCCTACCGTCGATGGCCGCGAGATCACGGCGAAGCAGATTCAGGAAATGGCGGACAACTACGATCCGCAGAAGTACGGCGCTCGGATCTGGGTTGAGCACTTCCGTGGGTTGCTGATCGACTCCTCCTTCCCTGCCCTGGGCGATGTCGTTGCCCTCAAGGCGGAGAAAGGTGAGGACGGCAAGCTTGCTCTGTTTGCGCAGATCGCGCCCAATGAAAAGCTTCTGGAAGCCAACCGCCTGGACCAGAAGGTCTACAGCTCGATCGAACTGGACCCCAATTTTGCCGGATCAGGCGAAGCCTACATGGTTGGGCTGGCCATCACCGACACGCCCGCAAGTCTCGGCACCGACCGCCTGAAGTTCAGCGCCGATCACCTGGCCAACACCGGCAAGAAAACGCAGATCATGCCGGCGGTGGAATCCGGTGTTCTGGATCTCGCCAGCGAGGATGACAATCCGGCTGTGGACCCGGGGCCGTCCCTGGCAGAACGCATTGGGGACATCTTCTCCAACACCAGCGGCAAGACCAACAAGCGCCTGGACGATCTGGAAGCCGGGATGGTGACCCTTGCCCAGGGTATCGACGGCATGGCCGCGTCGATCAAGGCGTCGGTCAGCAAGCTCAACACCGCAGCAGCCAAGCCCGCCGTTCCTTCCGGGACTTCCGCCGCACCGGAAGACGAAGTGGCCGCGCTCAAGGCGCAGGTGGCGGAACTGAGCGCCCGCCTGGAAACCGAACCCGACCCGTCGAACCCGGAACGCCCGGCCTCTACGGGCGCGGACACCTTCTCCAAGACCGACTGCTAAGGCGGCGCTCGCCACGCTTCCCCTTGCCTGCCCACGGACAAGCCACGAGAACGGACCAAACCCATGAAGAACGAAACCCGCCTCGCCTACAACGCCTACCTGGCCCAGCTCGCCTCCCTCAACGACGTACCTTCGGCGGCTGAGAAGTTCAGCGTAACGCCCAGCGTTCAGCAGACCTTGCAGACGCGGATGCGGGAATCCGCTGCGTTTCTCTCGCTGATCAACATGATCCTGGTGGATGAACAGACCGGCGAGCCGCTTGGTTTGGATGTCACCCACCCAATCGCCAGCACCACCGACACCAGCGGCGGCAACAAGCGCGAACCTGTCGATCCCACCGGCCTCGACAAGCGCAGCTACAACTGCTCGCAAACGAACTTCGATACCGCTCTGCGATACGACAAGCTTGACATGTGGGCCAAGTTCCCGGACTTCCAGGCCAAGATCCGCGATGCGGTTATTGCCCAGCAGGCTCGCGACATGATCATGATGGGCTGGAACGGCACCAGCCGCGCCGACACCTCGGACCGTGTGGCCAACCCTCTTCTTCAGGACGTGAATGTCGGCTGGCTTCAGCACATGCGGACCGACAACGCAGCCCGGGTGACAAACGGTGTGAAGATTGGCGACCAGGCCGGCGCCGATTTCAAGAACATTGACCAGGCCGTGATGGCCAGCATCAATGCGCAGATCGCCGATTGGTGGGCCGACGACCCGGCTCTCGTTACCATCTGCGGTCGGAATCTGGTTGCCGACAAGTATGTGAGCCTGGCGGGCGGGCACGATGCCCCCACGGAACGCAGCGCGCTCGAAACCCTCATGACCAACAAGCAGATCGGCGGCAAGAGCGCAATCACTGTGCCCTTCTTCCCTGCGAATGCCTTCATGGTGACGCGGCTGGACAATCTGTCCGCGTATGAACAGAGCGGCAAACGCCGCCGTCACGTGAAGGACGAACCGGAAGCGGACCGCGTCGCCGACTATCAGTCCACCAATCTTGCCTACGTGGTCGAAGACTACACCTGCGCCCTGTTGTGCGAAGGCATCCTGACGCCGGACGGCTCAGGCGGCTGGATCTAATCACCCCATAACTGGCGAGAGAGAGGGGGCGGAGCACGACGACCGGCATGGCCGGCATGGCCGCCCCCAACGCTCGCCCGCCCACCGAACAAACAAGACCAGGAGCGACCCGATGAGCAATGTTTTCCGCGCCCACTACGAACGCGTGGTGGCCGAACAGGCCGCCGCAAAGGCGGCTGCTGACCCCGGTACGCAGACCATGGCTGGCACCACTCCCCATGACCAGCTCATGGCCCAGCTCACGTCCCACATGAGTCAGCTCAAGGGTGTGCAGAGTACAGAACGCAAGGTGGCGCTGAAGAGCGACTTCGTGGCTACCTACCTTCCCTACATTGACGGCGTGCTGAGTGAAGAGCCCGGCGTTGATGATCCCATCGTGACGGAAATCATGGTCTGGCTCGTGGATCTCGAACAGTACGAGAAGGCCGCTGAAATCGCGTTGTACGCGTCAGAGTACAAGCTGAAGATGCCGCAGCGCTTCACGCGGGGCCTGGCGGTGTGGATGGCTGAAGCCTTTGGCGAAGCTGCGATCGCAGCGGAAGCAGAAGGCGCGGACGGGCCAAGCCTGCAAGTCCTCATGGATATTGCCGAGGCAACGGACGGCGCAGACATGCCGGACCAGGTTTCCGCCAAACTTCACAAGGCTCTGGGCTTCGCCTTTGAGCGCGATGGCGAAGCGCAGGATCTCCGGTCAGCCCTGTTCCACTACAATCGGGCGATCCAGCTCAACGAGAAATGCGGCCTGAAGAAGCGCCGCGACGACCTCGAAAAGAAGGTCAACGCTGCCAGCCAGGACACCGGGCAGGGAGATACGGCCAACGGCACACAGACGCAGCAGTCGCCCGCATAGCGGCTGCATGTCCTCTCTGGCCTTGCGCCAGACGGTCCGCCTGGGGAGCAGGGATTGCGCTCCATTGGATGCTTCTCAGGCGGGCCGACCCTCACCCCATTCGGATCAGGTGTTGAGACAAGACCGGCATGAACACGATCGTGATACCAGCGGGCGGACCTGATGCCGGACCAGGCGAGGTTACCAATCTTGATTTCTTTCCGGCGTTGTCGGTCGAAAAGATGACAAAGACCGTCCGCGTAGCACCCTATTTGCGAGCGGACGTGGTGAAGTCAGATCTTCACCTGGCCATGATCCGGGTCAATCGGGAACTCGCCGCCTTTGCCGCGGCTCAAGAAGAGACCGGCTGCGCACACCTCAAGGACGTTGACCAGGCCCAGTATGGCGACACCGGCGAGCTGGTGACCCTGTATGAGTGCGCGGTCTACCACACGGCTAAGGCCTACCTGCTGGAAAAGACGGTAGACACGGACCTCACCAATGAGGGTGCCGACAACGCCGAAAGCGCAGAAGACGCCGCCCAGGACAGCTACCGCATCGCGCGCCAAGCCATAGCCGCGATATCCGGTCGGGATATCGGCAATGTGGAGCTGATCTGATGGGCATCGCACGCGAACCCTATCCGGATAGCGGTATAGCGCTCGCCCGGCAGGGTGACACAGCAGACACGATCTGCGCCCGCTACCTGGGTGAATGGTTCGGTGTGACGGAGAAGCTGATCGACATGAACCATGGCCTCGCAGATCTCGGGCCAATCCTGCCGGAGGGCACACCGGTCCGCTTGCCCAGCCCGACCAACACCACCCTGACCACCGACACCACCGTGAAGCTGTGGGACTGACAATGAGTGATGCACCCTCAGCCGTGAGTTACGCCGGAAGCGGTGCCGCCACAATGATTGGTGTACTGACGTTCAATGAATGGGTTGCACTGTTCGGCCTGTTGCTTGCTGCCGCCACATTCGGCGTCAACCTTTGGTTCAAGGGCAAGCACCTGAAGCTGGCAGAGCGCGAATTCGAAGCGAGGAACAAGGCCCACAATGGTACTGACTGACCTCATATCCGGTGGCATCAAAGGCATCTTTGATGGCATTGATGAAATCATCACCAGCGATGAAGAAAAACTGGCGTTGAAGGTACGCGCGCAAGAGACCATGGCCAACCTGGCGACAGGGGCAATGGAGCACGAAGCGAAACTTGCGTCTGCGCAAGCCGCAGTGATTCAGGCAGAAGCCGGAGGCAAGAGCTGGCTACAGCGCAACTGGCGGCCAATATTGATGCTGACCTTCGGCGTGCTGATCGTTGCGCACTGGCTCGGGTTTTCAGCCGATGGCCTCAGTGAAGACGAACGCATAGCGTTGTTTGAACTCATGAAGATCGGGATCGGCGGCTATGTGCTTGGCCGTAGCGCCGAAAAGATCATTCCATCTGCCATGCGGCACTACGCCGAAGGTCAGCGCAACACGTCCCGCCAATGAAGCGCCTGGCCGAACTCCGCGATCACCTGCTGGCCGCACCGCTTGGCTTCAAGGCCGACATGCTGGTGACCTTTGTGGATAGCGGCACCGTGCAACGGTATGTGGACGGCGAAAATCGCACTCTACGCCTGACATACCGGGCAAACGTGATCGCAGAGAAGTTCACGGAGAATCCGGTCACCGTAGCCTTGTTCCTCTGGGATTGGCTGGAACGGTTTCAGCCTGGCCTCGCACCGGACGCGGTCACCTTTGACGCCGATATCCTGAACACGGACGCAGCGGACATCGCGTTCAGCGTACCCATCTCGGAGACATGGGTGGTTGAGACCATTGACGGAGATCACCGCCTTACCCTTCAGCCCGAACCTTCTATCGATGCGGAAAGCCTGACCGGCTTCAGCGACGGAGCGTGAGATGGGGAACGCGCGATCGGACGGGCTGGATGAAATTCAGGAATGGGTAGACGGCGTGATTGCCAGCCTGGAACCCGCGGCGCGCGTCAAGCTCTTCACAGCCATGGGCCGCCTGCTTCGCCGGGTCAATGCCAAACGGATTACCCAACAACAGGATCCGGATGGACGCCGCTGGCCCCCCCGGAAACCACGGCGCGACCAGGTACGCCGGCGGCGGAAGATGCTGCTGGGGTTTCGCAAGGCACGGCACATGAAAGTCGAATCCTCTGCAAATGCAGTTGCGACCGGCTTCGAAGGTCGCACAGCGCGCATTGCCCGCATCCATCACCTGGGCTTGCGGGATCGGCTGAAGGGCAGCGACGGCGAAGCCGGGGCGCTTGTGCGCTACTCACGCCGCCGCCTCCTTGGATTGGCCCAGGTGGACGTTGAGAGCGTCCAGCAGCTCATTCTCGATCACATAGATCCGGACCAGGCCTCATGACACAGAAACGCCTCTCGCCTCATTTCACGCTGTACGAAGCCATACGAAGCCAGACTGCGGCGCGCCTTGGCATCGACAACACCCCGCCCGCGGCGCTGCACCACCGCCTTGAAGCCCTTGCCCATACAGTTCTTGAGCCGGTTCGGGCGCATTTCCAGACACCTTTCTCGCCGACGAGCTGGTATCGGTCTCCGGAGCTTGAACGCGTTCTGACTTGGCGCAGCTATCAGCGATGGGCTGAGCGCCGCAATCTCGACCCGAACGAAGACACAGCCTGGCTGCTCTACCTCGACCGGAAGTCACACCCGCGTGGAGAGGCGGCAGATATTGAGTTGCCGGGCATTCCGAACCACGACTTGGCCGTATGGATCCGGGACAACCTGACCTTCGACCAGCTTATTTTGGAGTTTCATACCGTTGGCGTCCCGGCCTCCGGTTGGGTCCATGTGAGCTTCAGCCAAGAGCACAACCGGCAGGAAGTCATGACCATAGGTCCGGCAGGCACACTGCCAGGCTTGCCCGACTACTGATCCAAGGGAGAGGAACGGATGAGCATTCCCACAACCTTCATTGAAGGTGCCTCGGCCAACGGCACCCACCGAATCGCTGTCAAGGGGGAACTGAGCCTTTTGCTCTGGGGTGAATTCGACGGTGCTACAGTGAGTATCGGATTTGAGGCACCCGACGAGTCGGAAATCATCCCACTCGATCCGGTCTTCAGCGAAATCACCGCTTCAAGGGCCGTGCTGGTGCAAACCGGCGCGCAGACCCGGACCCTTGTAGTCCAGGTGGAGAGTGCCGGGCTGGGCACGAGCCTCAACGCGAGCATCTGAGAGCGCCATGTTGCTGTCGCACTGTATCGCTCGCCCTGGTGCCGGCCTGTTCGGACTTCTCCTTGACCAGCCGGACTGGGTAACGCCATCGAGTGTTTATGCCTTCGACGCAATTGCCGGGTCTGCTTTGCATGCAGCAAGACCGGCCCCCATTGCGACTACCATCACAGGCAACCCACGCTTCGATGGAAACGGGTTGCTGGTGGACGGCACAGATACCCTGTCACTTCTAGCCGCCGACGAGCCGGTTCCCGGTTGGAAGGACAACGGCATGGATCAGGAAGGCTGGTGTCAGATCGAGTTCCTTCCTTTGGTCTCGAATGACAGCGCACTTCTTGCCCTGTGGGCCGGTCCGGACAACTTCACCAGGATCTATCTACAAGACAGCCCGGCGGGATCAATTACGTTTCAAAACCGATCCCCGGACCTTGATCTCAACTTCACCACTCACAACCAGGTCGTCCAGGGCCGGGTCAATCGCCTGGCTTGGCGATGGAAGCACAATGATTTTGCGTTGTGCCTCAACGGGGGCCCGCTCGGAACAGACACATCAGTGTCTTTGCCAATGCCTAACATATCGGAAATCCTAATAGGACGCTTCGGCGGAATAAATCCGTACACGGGGTATATCTCTCGGCTTCAATTCGGATGGGGTTATCGAGATAACCAGGACCTCAAATCCATATCTTTGCTGACAAGGGCATTGGGTTAGAAGCAGAGCATCTAACCCAAGGACCAATGACAAAAGGGCGGTTGATCGAAACGATGCCGCCATGTCTGGACTTGACCCATTTGACCTTGCCGACTTCCGTCGCCGCGTAGAAAACATCGTGCGGCGTGGCCGCGTGCATTCAGTGGATACTGCCGCTGCACGCGTCAAGGTGGATCTGGGCGAAAACCTAGTGACCGATTGGCTGCCCTTCTTCGCCACCCGCGCGGGACAGGACCGCACCTGGTGGGCACCCAGCCTTGGGGAACAGGTTGTTGTCTTCAGTGAAAGCGGCGAAACCACGAACGGCGTGGTCCTTACCAGTATCTACCAGTCCGACTACCCCCATCCAGAACACGACGCAGCCAAGGCGGTGGTGCGGTTCAAGGACGGAACGGTGATTTCCTACGACCACGACGCCAACTCGTTCACTATTGACGTGAGCCCGGCAAGCGGAAGCATCACCATCAAGGCGGGAGCCAAAGTCACTGTGCGAGCACCTGAAGCGCTTGTCGACGCAGCTCGCGTGGATCTCGGGGGAGAAAACGGTAAACGCATAGCCCGCGTTGGCGATCGCGTCATGATCAATGCAGGTTCGAGTGCAGGCCTCAACGGCGTGATCCATGAAGGGTCGGAGATCGTTCATGCCGTGGACTAGAGCGCCGCAAGACCGGGAATCCGGATCATGAGAGGCATGTCAGCCGCGACCGGCGCCCCGCTCGAAGGCGAAGCGCATCTGCGCCAATCCATCACGGACATTCTCACCACGCCGCTTGGCAGCCGCGTGATGCGCCGCGACTATGGGTCCCTTGCGTCCTCACTGGTTGACGCCGCATCCAACGCCGCCGGCAGCATGCTGCTCAAGGCCGTGTGCGCCGACGCTTTGGCCAAGTGGGAACCGCGCGTGCGCGTAACGCGTATAGAGCTGGTAAGCGCAAGCCGGGACGGCAAGACCGAGATTGATTTAGACCTTGCCTATGCCGAAGGGCATACCACCCGTCTAACGGGGCTGCTGATATGAGCCGCTTCGATTTCATAGATCCTGCCACGCTCCCCCGACCGGACGTGCTGCAAGAACTGGCCTATGAGGCCATCCGTGCCGAACTCATTTCAGCTTTCATGGCGCTGTGTCCGGAGCATTCGGCTGCGCTTGAAAGTGACCCTGTAGTCAAGCTGCTTGAGCTGAGCGCTTACCGGGAAGTTCAGTGGCGCGCGCGAACCAATGACGATGCTCGTCGCGTCATGCCCGCCTTTGCCACCGGCGCGGATCTGGAACACATCGGTGCCCGCTATGGCGTGGCGCGGCTGCTGTTGGACGCTGGCGACCCCCTGGCCATCCCGCCCGTGCCCCCCACCTACGAAGACGATGAATCGCTCCGCCGCCGGATTTTGTTGTCTCCGGAAGCCTTGAGCGTCGCCGGGTCGCGAGGCGGCTACATCTTCAACACGCTTTCGGCTGGCGAGACGCCCGCGACCGTCATCATCGCAAGCCCCGAACCAGGCACGGTGATCACAGAATACAAGTTTGACCCCGTGGGCATCGCAGCCCAGGTGAAGCATGCCAACGCGTTCCAGTCCAATCCCGGCGAGATCACCGTCGTGGTCATGGGGTGGGCCGGTGACGGCACCCCTGCGACTCCTGTGTTGAGCGCCGTGGAAGCACACCTGACAGACGCCTATGTCAGGCCCATGGGCGATACGGTGTTCGTCAAGGCAGTAGCGATCCTGCCCTACACGATCGAGGCCACCATTGAGGTCACTGAAGGTCCACAGATCCCACTCGCGCAAGAAGCGGCAGAAACGGCGCTGCAAGATTATGTGTCGGCGCGGCACGCCATCGGCCTGCGCGTGACGGAATCGGGCATTCATGAGGCCCTGACAGTCGCTGGTGTCGACAAGGTAACGCTTACGGGTTTCACCGACATTGAACCCACTGGCGAGCAAGCCGCCTACTGCACCGGGTTCACCGTCAATGTGGTGGTGCGCAATGGCTGACCTCCTGCCCCCCAATGCGCAACCGCTTGAACGGGCGCTTGATGCGATCGCCGCCGACCGGTTCGACCTTGATCCCGGGATCCGACTGGTCTGGGACCCCGACGCTGCGCCCATGGATATCCTGCCCTGGCTTGCCTACGCCTATTCGGTGGATCTCTGGGATGATGGGTGGTCGGAAGACACGAAGCGGTCGGTGACCGCGCAAAGCCTATTGGTCCACGCCCGAAAGGGCACTGTGGGAGCTTTGAAGGACGCGATACGCGCTGCCGGCTATGGCGAGTGTGACGTGTTTGACGGGCTCGATGCGCGACGGCGCGATGGCAACGTCACCAGAGGCGGAACCCATTTCTACAGCACATACACGCATTGGTGCTGGTTCACCGTAGTCATGCGCAGCCCAGTAAGCCTTCCGCAGGCTGAACAAATACGCCGCATCATCAATCTGGTGAAGCGTGAGAGCAACCGCCTGCATCAACTCCGGTACGACCGGGCACTTAACACGCGCAATGGCGTTGTCATCCGCAATAGCGATTTCACACGAGGGGTGATTGATGGCCAATCTATCTGAAACGGCAGAGTGGGTATCTGGCGTCTACCAGCTTGAAGAAACAGACGTTGTTCAGGGCGGGCCTGACGGCATCGACAATGAGCAAGCCAAGGCGCTCGCTAACCGCACCTCCTACCTCAAGCAGGAAGTGGAGCTACGGGCACCTATCGACAGCCCGATGCTGACAGGGACCCCAGCGGCACCGACGCCAGCACCAGGCACAGACACCACACAGCTTGCCACCACCGGGTTCGTTCAAGCTGCGCTGGCAGCGATCCTGAATGCACCACCGGCCACGCTCGACACTCTGAATGAGCTGGCAGCCGCACTGGGAGATGATCCGAACTTCTCGGCAACCGTCATGGCGCAGGTTGCACAGAAAGCGCCTCTGGCCTCACCAGGATTGACCGGGACACCCACCGCGCCAACCGCCCCACATGGCACGGACACCACACAGCTTGCGACCACGGCATTCGTCGCGAGTGCTGTACGAGACCTACTCGGCATACCCAATATCCGCGTCATTACAGCCGATCAAAACTACACACCTCCGTCCGGTACAAGCCGCATATGGGTATTGGCGGCCGGCGGGGGCGGGGCCGGGAACAATGATGAAGGTACAGCCTTCGCCAATAGTGGCACCGCAACATCATTCACCCAGTCCAGCGGTGTCGGGTCGATTGCACTTCTTGCCGGCGGCGGCGAGGGAGGTGGCGGTGGTGCCCTGAGCGTCGACCACGTTAACCCAGGCACACCGGGCTCTGCATCGGGCGGAGATCTCAACATCACAGGCATGGGAGCCCCTGGTGGCCATGGTGAGATCGGCAGCCTTGGCGGCGGAACAACGACCGGCTCCGCAGGGGGCGCAGGGGGGCTGTGCTTCAAACAGATTGACCTCGCCGGAGACGAGGAATTTACGGCTGTGGTTGGAGCTGGTGGCAGCTACAGCGGCACGTACTCAGGTCAGCCAGGCTTCATCATCATTGTTGAGTTAGGCCTGTAGGGGCTGCCGATATCCAACTTGGAAAGGACTAGATCAATGCCCAACGATTATCACCACGGCGTCCGCGTTGTCGAAATCAACGAAGGCACGCGACCTATCCGAACCATTCGCACGGCAGTTATCGGCCTGGTGTGCACGGGCCCGAATGCAGACGCCACGGCGTACCCCCTGAACACACCTGTGCTCATGACCGACATCTACACCGCCATCAGCAAGGCTGGTGATACCGGCACTCTTCCCTTCGCGCTGGATGCCATTCGCGATCAGGCGAACCCCTTGGTGGTTGTGGTTCGTGTCGAAGAAGGCGCGGACGAGAACGAGACAAATGCCAACATCATCGGCACTGTGGAGTCCGATGGGACCCGCACCGGCATGAAGGCGTTGACCGTCGCCAAGCAGGTATTGAACGTGGTGCCACGCATCCTTGCCATTCCCGGCCTCGACACGCAGCCCGTCGCCACCGAGCTTGTCAGCATCGCCCAGGAGCTGCGTGCCTTCGCCTACGTGTCCGCCTATGGTGCGACCAGCAAGGAAGACGCTGTGACGTATCGGGGCAACTTCAATGCTCGCGAACTCATGGTGATCTGGCCCGACTTCCAGAAGTTCAACACCACCACTCAGTTGAGCGACACTGCCTTTGCCACGGCACGGGCGGTCGGCCTTCGCGCGAAGCTCGACAATGAGATTGGCTGGCACAAAACGCTTTCCAACATCGCGGTCAACGGCGTTACGGGGATCTCGCAACACGTGAACTGGGCCCTTCAGAACCCAGACACGGATGCCGGCTACCTCAACGAGAATGACGTAACCACGCTCACCCGGCAGAACGGCTTCCGCTTCTGGGGCTCCCGGACATGCGCTGGGCCGGAAAGCCTGTTTGCCTTCGAGAACTACACCCGCACCGCCCAGGTGCTCGCAGACACCATCGCTGAGGCTCATATGTGGGCCGTCGATGCGCCGATGAACCTGACCAATGTCAAAGACGTAATCGAGGGTGTGAACGCGAAGCTCCGCAGCCTGACGAACAATGGCTACCTGCTTGGCGGCAGTGCCTGGTTCAACCCGGAACGCAATCCGAAGGAGGAGCTGAAAGCCGGCAAGTTGCAGATCGACTACGACTACACGCCCGTGCCGCCGATCGAGAACCTGCAATTCAATCAGCGGATCACCGACAGCTACATCGTCGACCTGCAAGCGGCCATCGCTGCCGCATAGGGTCCAGCATCGGGACTACGCGGCACCCCCCTGAACAGACCACCGCTATTTAGGAGCTGATCATGCTTCCGGAAACACTGAAGAAAATGAACGTACTTGTGGATGGTGTCGGCTATCTCGGCCTTGCCGAGGAAGTGACGCTGCCCACGATCGAGCGCAACACCGAAGAGTATCGGGGCGCAGGCATGGGCGGCCCGGCGATGGTGGGTCTTGGCTGGAATGCCCTCACCATGACCATCAAGTTGCGCGAGTACACGCAATCGCTTCTTAAGGCGTTGGCCAAGCACGCGTCATCCGACACAGGCGTCCGCTTTGTTGGCGCCTACCAGTCTGACTCTCCCGGTGCGCCGATGGTGTCAATCGAAGTGGTGGCGCGTGGCCGCCTGGACAAGATCGATCTCGGCACGGTCAAAGAGGGACAGATGACGGACTCGGACCATGAGTTGTCGCTGACCTATTTCCGCTTCGATCGCAACGGCGACCCACTGGTCGAATTCGACTTCGAAAATGGTGTGGAGGTGATCGCCGGCGAAGATGTGCTGGCGGATGCCCGCCGCATCATTGGCCTGAGCGAATAGGGATAAGCACTGCCGCACCCCCCACCCCCCACAGCAATGGAGCAAGGGATATGAATGACGGAAGCACGGAAGCCCGCGAGGAAGCGACACACGCAATCGAGAAATCTGAAGTGTCGGTGAATGCCGGCACGCCGGATGGTACGAAGGAGATTGGTGCCGAGACACAGGGTGTGTCGCACCCGCTGGCGACGCCGATCGCGCTTGGCAATCAGGAAATCGAGTCCTTGTACATCCGCCGCCCCAAGCCGGGCGACCTTCGGGGGCTTCAACTGGGGGCCCTTGTGAACGGCGACACAGACGCGATGCTGAAGCTGATCCCACGCATCGCATCGCCGTCGATCCCGGAGGAGTTGGTGTGCGAGCAGATGAATGCCGTTGATCTGACCAGCATCACCGACAAGGTGGTTCAGTACCTCACGGTAAAGTAATACCCGCCGACCTGACCCAGGCGTATGCCTTCATCAACATGGTGTTTGGCGGCGGGTGGCCCCCTCACGTTCTCGATATCATGCCGCTGGACGAATTCTGCGATTGGTATGCGCAAGCGGTGAAGGAGAACGACGCACTCAGGAAGGCCATGGGCAGAGACTAACCCTGCCCATGGCCCTTACCCATGATAGGCCGGATGACCATGAAAGACCTGAAGCTCCGCATCGGGGTTGAAGCCCTAGATAAAGCCTCCAAGACCTTCAAGGGCATCACTCAAAGCACCGCAAAAATGCGGGATGGCGTGGCCAAGACGTCAAAGGAGTTTAAGGGACTTCAGGCAGCGCAGAAACGGCTGACCGGTTTTGCAAAGCTCAAGCGGGAAACGGCAGGCACTGCCAAGCAGCTCGAGGCTGCCCAGGTCGAAGCGCAACGCTTAGCCCAGGCTCACAAGCACGCGGAACGCCCAACTACGGCCATGGCTCGCGCTGCAAGAAAGGCCGCGGACAGCGTGCGCATGCTCAAGGAAAAGCAGGCGGCGCAACTGCATATGCTGAATCGGGAGCGTGGCGCGCTAGGTAAAGCCGGGATAGACACCCGCAACCTGGCGCACGAGCAAAGCCGCCTCGCAACGCGCATTGCGGCCACGTCGCGCGGGCTCGATCGCCAACAACAAGCGTTGAAGCGTGCGGCACGGCAGCAACGCCGACTGGCTGAGGCAGGCGAGCGATACCGCAAGACCCTGCAAGCTCAATCCAACTTGGCGGTTGCTGGGGCCGCCGGCGTCGCCGGGGGTGCAACTGCACTGCGCGGCCTGGCGGGCACGATTCAGCCGGGCATGACATTTGACGAACAGATGAGCGCCGTAGGCGCCATCGGGCGCGTCGACAAAGCATCCAAAGCCTTCATGGATCTGCGAGCCCAAGCAATCGCCTTGGGCAATACAACCGCTTTCAGCGCCACCCAGGCAGCGGGCGGTATGGAATTTCTTGCTATGGCCGGTTTTGAGGCAAGCGAGATACTAGCGGCCATGCCGGGCATGCTGAACTTGGCCAAGGCCGGACGCACGGAGCTGGCACAAAGCGCCGACATCGCATCCAACATCCTGAGCGCCTTCAATCTGCAAGCCGGTCAAATGAACATGGTGGCCGACACGTTGGTCGCTACATTCACGCGCTCAAACACCAGCCTGCAACAGCTTGGCGACACCATGACCTATGTTGCGCCGGCAGCATTTGAAGCAGGGGCTTCGATGCAGGAAGCCGCCGCCATGGCCGGGCTGTTGGGCAATGTCGGCATCCAGGCCAGCATGGCGGGTACGGTGCTGCGTAGCATCTACACCCGGTTGGCAAGTCCACCCAAGAAGGCTGCCGCCGCACTTGCCTCGCTGAACGTTCAAACGAAAGACGCAGCGGGCAACATGCGCGCGATGCCGGAAATCCTTGCGGAGATTGCACGCAAGACCGAAAGCATGGGGAATGCAGACCGCCTGGGCATTTTCACAGCAATTGCAGGTAAGCAAGCCGGTAGCGGCATGGCCGCGCTTGTCCGCGCGCAAGGTGCTGAAGCAATTACGCGCTTTGTGGATGTGTTGAACAACGCCGAAGGAGACGCGCAGCGAGTAGCGTCGCTCATGGGAGACAACCTGTCAGGTGACGTGGTGGCGCTGGGAAGCGCGTGGGAAGGCCTCAACATCGCCATGGCAGATACACAGACCTTCGGGCTGCGCAACCTCGTGCAGGGCATCACCGGCCTTGTGCGCGGCGTTACGGCGTGGTCCAGGGAAAACCCGCGCCTCGCCGGTGGCCTGTTTACGGTCGCCGGTGTCCTGGCGACGGTCTGGACTATAGCCGGCGGTCTTGCGATCGGCGTGGCTGGCCTGCTTGGCCCGTTCGCCCTGGCAAAGTTCGCTTTCGTGACCGTTGGGCTCAAGGCGGCTGCGCTGGCAACCGGCCTGAAGCTCATCGGCAGCGCAGTGCTCTTGCTTGGAAAGGCGCTGCTACTCAATCCCATCGGCCTCATAGCCGTGGGCATTGCCGGGGCCGCCTATCTTGTCTGGAAACACTGGGAGACGATCAAGACCGGCTTCCTGAGCGCTGCGGGTTGGCTACGAAGCCTTATTGAGAACTTCAACGCCATCGGCAGGGATATCGTGTCCGGACTGATTACCGGTATTACCAGCCGCATTGGCCGTGTGATGGAAACCGTGAAGGAGCTGGCCGGGCGCATCAAGACGGCGTTTGCGGATCTCCTGGGCATCAACAGCCCAAGTCGTGTCTTTGCGGCCTTCGGCGGGCACCTGACACAAGGCCTGACCGTAGGCGTAGAAAAAGGCCAGAGACGAGCCCTGAACGCCGTCCATCAATTCGGTAAAGAACTCCCGCGTGTCGCCGCCGCCGGCGCTGTCGCGGCCAGTTTGAGCGCTGTGCCTGCCTACGCCGGGCAGGCGAGCCTTTCAGCACCGGTGACCCAGACAATTGAGATCCACGTCCACGCCTCGCCGGGCATGGATGAACACGCCTTGGCGCGGCTGGTGGCCGACGAGGTTGCGCGCTTGGAGCGCGACCGCGCCGCATCAGCCCGCGCCGCCTTCCACGACTAGGGAGAGACCGCCATGATGATGAGCCTAGGCCTGTTTGTGTTTTCGGTCCCCACGGTCGCCTATCAGCAGTTCCAGCGCGACACGGCGGAACGATTTGCGGCCAATGACCGGTTTGGCGCTCGCGCCGCCAGCCAACACCTTGGACCCGGTGCAGACACGATCAGCCTGACCGGTGATCTCTACCCAGGGACCACCGGTGGATCCGCGGATATCCAAAGGCTGCTGGACATGCAGGCGACCGGCACCGCGTACCTGTTGATGGACGGTCAAGGGAACGTTCTGGGATACTGGACAATTCGCAGTGTTCAACAGAACCGCAGCATCTTTCTGCGGGAGGGACAGGCTCGAAAAATGAGCTTTACTGTGACGCTGAGCCATGAACCGGACGACACCCTGAACAAGGCAGACCTGACACCGGAAGATCTCGCCATAGCCCGCTTGGCCGGCAACATTCAACGGGGTGGCGCATGACCCCCGACTTCGCGGTCACCGTGGCGGGCGCTGATATCAGGCCGCTGATCAACCCGCGCCTGGTGAGTCTTACCCTCACCGACAAGCGCGCTTTTGAAGCCGATGAGCTGAGGTTGGTTTTGAGCAACACTGATGGCCGGCTTGCCCTGCCAAGTATGGGTGCGTCTATCACGGTCCATCTCGGTTTCAAAGAAACCGGACTGGTCGACAAGGGCATCTTTGTGGTGGACGAAATGACGGACACCGGCCCTCCGGATCAACTGAGCATCCACGCGCGAAGCGCCGACTTTCACGCATCGCTGAACGAGCACAAGCGCCGCAGCTTTGACGGTCTGCCTCTGGGCGAGGTGTTGCGGACCATCGCTGCGGACCACGGCCTGGACCTAGTGATGGCCGAAGCGCTGGCCTGGCAGAACCCCGGCCACATAGACCAGGCAAGCGAAAGTGACGGTCATCTTCTCACTCGGCTCGGCAGGCAGTTTGATGCGGTTGCTACCATCAAGGCCGGACGCCTGCTGTTCGCTCGCGCAGGAACCGGACAAAGTGCAAGCGGCACGCCATTGGGCCCGATTGCCATCACCCGTGGTGACGGGGACCGGCACACCTTCAGTCGCAAGCAAGGATCCACCGACTACTCAGGCGTAAAGGCGCAATGGCATGACGTTGCCAACGGCGTTCGGAAGATGGTGATCGCCGGCGGCGGATCCACGCCTGGAAAACTGAAGACGCTCGCGACAACGTTCAAGGACGCCGCCACAGCACAGGCGGAAGCAGACAGCGAATGGGCTCGCATTCAACGGGCACGCGACACCATGAGCGTGAACTTAGCGATCGGGCGCGCGGCTTTGATGGCTGAAACGCCAGTGACGCTCTCCGGATGGCGGCCGGAAATTGACGCGATAGCGTGGATATGTGGAACGGTGACCCATAGTCTGAGCGGCAGCGGCTTCACGACAGCAGCCCAACTTGAGACGGTGGCAGCGAGCAAGAGTTAGGGCGGTGCCTCAATGCTCAGACCAATGGTTGCGGTATTCGCACCGCCCTGCCCGAGGCATTCACCGTGATACGAACCCGCGCGCCGCTTCCAGCAGAAGCCGTTTGTTCTCGGTGCCGTCAACTGCCATGAACAGCTCAATCATCTCTGCCAGCATGATGGTGCTGGCACTCGCTGAAGAGGCATTCGAATCACTTGTTGATTCGGAAATCTGCACCGGATTGGGCTCACCAGTGGCCAACCAATACATATCGACACCCAGCGCGCGTGCCAGCGCAGCTAGGTTCTCGGGGCGCGCCCCCTTGGACGTTCCAGCCTCCAACTGACTTATTGCGGACCCGGAAATACCACCGGCTTTCCTAGATAATTCAGCCATTGTGAGACCGGAGCGCTCCCGCGCGAGTTTCAACCGATCACCAAACATCGGGTTAAGTATACTAAACTTATGATTTAGCATGCTTGACGTTTTCGTTTAGCATGCTTAACGGCGTAACCATGCTTAAGAAACACGCCATTGCCCTGTTTGGTTCGTGCACGGAGCTTGCGAGCGCCCTCGGCTACTCGAAGTCTTTCATCTCGCAACTGCCTGACACCCTCCCCCAGAAATACGCAGACCAGGTGACCGGGGCAGCTATCCGGAACAAGAAACCCGCTGCCGCCATCAAACGCCTAGGACAGGGCAAACCTCCTTTCACGTCCTCCGTATCCGGAGCGTCCCAATGCGCGTGAAGGGAACGTCACCGATCCGGAAAATCAGTTGCATTCACTGCGGCAGTGACACGCTGATAAAAAAGTCACGTGAGGTGTCATGGCAGTACCGCGAACTCACTTGTCACTGCCTCAATGACGAGTGCGGCTGCGTTTTCATTTCAGCCGTAACGCCCGTCCGAATCTTGGTCCCATCCGCCGCGCCGAACGAAGCCGTCAAGATCCCTCTCTCTCAACGCGTCAACGTCCAGCAACTCGTTCTTTCCCTGAACGAGCCGGGCAGGCGCGCCTAATCGAAGGAGCAAAACCATGCATCCCACGAGCTATGCAGCCGAGAACCTTCACGACTTTGCTCGGGTCACTCTGCATCGTCACCTCAAGACAGGGTGTGACAGCCGCCAGGTACAGTTTGAGTTGGTGAAGAGCGCACTAATCCGCGACAAGAGCGTCACGCTCGATCGGGCTGACACCATCGCTGCCATGGTCGTGGCTGACCATGAGGCAAGGGACACCGACACCCGCATTGACATGGACCGCAGCACCAGCACCTGCGTCTTTGCCACGGTGGACGGCAAGCGCGTGGCGGTCTCCGTCCGCGACATCGAAGCCATTGTGCGCAGCGACGCTTAGAGGCGCAGTGCAATGCCATCGACCAACCCGCAACACCTGCTCGACTTTGCTGCCCTGCGGCCCGCCGGCGGCTTCTCAGTGATCTTGGCAGACCCGCCTTGGCACTATGAGACCCGTTCCGAGAAAGGGGCGGGAAAGTCTGCATCCGCGCACTACCCAACCATGGACGTAGCGGAGATCAGCGCACTGCCGGTCAGCACTCTTGCAGCGAAAGACTGCGCCCTATTCATGTGGGTGACGTGGCCGCATCAACCAGTATGGCAGCGCGTGTTGCGAGCTTGGGGCTTCACCTATTCGTCGCTGGCGTGGGAGTGGATCAAGTACAACCCGCAAACCCGTAAGTACGCATTTGGCGGGGGCTACGGAACTCGGAAGAACCTTGAGCCCTGCTTGTTGGCCACACGGGGCAATCCCCAGCTCCGGAAAGGTTGGGGGGCCAATCTTCTCGATGCCGGCTATGAGCCGAATGGCGTTCGCAGCGTCAGGGACTTTGTTCAATGGGATCCACTGGACTGCGTTCGCAGCCCGGCCCGCGAACACAGCCGCAAGCCGCCGGAGCAATACGACCGCATCGAGACGCTTTTCAGCGGTCCGTACATTGAACTGTTTTCGCGAAGTACCCGCCCCGGCTGGTCCGCATGGGGTAACGAAGTCGGCAAGTTCGGTGTGGAGGTTTCGGCCTGATGCCTGCCTCTCGCCAGCGCGCCCTTGAGTTGCTCCGCAAACACCAAGCAACGGCCTCATTCGACCGGAGGTTAGACGCCTATACCGTCACCTACTGGAAGGGCTTTGCGTGCAAACGCGCCAAAGCACTCATTCCGGCGCGAATAATTCGGGCACTGATTGAAGACGGTCTCGCAGAAGAACTGCGTAGGACCTCCCCCAAAGACCGAGAGACCGAAATCGTCTTTGTCCAGATCACAGAAGCCGGGCGCACCAATGATGGTCCTGACGTGACTAAGTGCCCCGTTGAGTTGCGACTTCCATACATCGACTAGCCGGCTAAGCGTGAGGGGCATCCAACATTGCCACGGATGCACCCCTCGTCTTGTCGGAAAACGTGTCCCAGCAGATCAACGCTGCAATCTAGACCGGAAACACCGTGCGCAACCAAGAACTACAAGACGAAATTTTGAAGCGCCTGAAGTCCGAGTTCGGAATGAAGGACGCCGGCGACTATCTGCGTCAGGGGAAATGCCCGGCATGCGGCAAACGCGAACTGTATGTCAGTAAGGAAAACCCCTGGACGGCACGGTGCGGACGCTTGAACCGATGCGGCGCAGAAATCGCTGTGAAGGATCACTACAGAGATCTCTTTGAAGGTTTCAACAAGCGTTTTCAGGCGACACCCGCAGACCCGAATGCAACCGCCGACGCCTACATGACCTATGCTAGAGGGTTACCAGTTGAGAAGCTGCGCGGCGCTTACCGGCAAGAGTCTTACTACAACCCCTCGGCCATTGGCCGCACAGCCACAGCGACTGTCCGGTTCGACATCGACCGTGCCAACAACATCTTTATGGAACGGTTCGTTGAACCCATCACGGTGTCCGAAGATGGTCGTCGTGTTGTCCGTAAACAGAACTTCGGCGGCAAACACAAGGGACTGTGGTGGCAACCGCCCGGAATGGAAATCAATGACGGTGACACTGTCTGGCTGGTAGAGGCCTGCATTGACGCGGCCAGCCTCTTTTGCTCCGGCTTGAAAGCCGTCGCCACACTATCCGCGGGCAACTACCCAGATATCCGCCTCGCCGATCATGACGGCAAATCAGTCAATTGGGTTTGGGCTCTCGATGATGATCGAGCTGGACGACGCAGCACGACCAAATTTGTGAAGCGTATGAAGGACGAGGGCTTTGAGCATGTTTTTGCAGCCTTCGTGCCCAACAAGAACGGTCAAAAGTTCGACTTCAACGACGCGTTCAAGGCCGGCCTGTTGGAACCGGAAAACCTCAATAACTACCGGTATCGTGGCGATCTGCATCTAGCCCCGACACCGTTCGCTAAGGCCCTTGTGCGCTATCACCACACCGGGCGCACCTGGTTCAATTTCGAATTCCGGGATCGCCTCTACCATTTCGACCTGGATCTGGCGAAGCTGAATAAGGCCCATGAAGCGCTCAAAGAGTCGGAGCATGCGGCGGGGCTAGATGAGCGGGAGCTGATCGAAGAAGCTGCCAAGCAGGCCGGGACGCTCAATGAGATAGCCAACTGTTATCCCGAGTTCCTGTACTTCCAGGTCAACCAGCTCACAGACGAGAGTTGGTACTATACACGAATTCGTTTCCCTCATGGTGCCCGCCCGGTGAAGAACACCTTCACAGGGGCCCAGTTATCCGCACCCACAGAGTTCAAGAAACGTTTGCTAGGCATCGCGGCGGGGTCGATTTACACGGGTACGAAGGAGCAGCTTGACCAATTCCTTAAAGACAATCTGCACGGCATCAAGACTGTCGAGACAGTCGATTTCATCGGATACAGCGCCGAACACAAGACCTATGTGTTCAATGAACTCGCGATCAGGCAGGGCACCACAGTCGAGTTGAACGACGAAGATTTTTTTGAACTCGACCGCCTGTCAATCAAAAGCCTGAACCAGTCGGTGCACCTCCATATTGGTGATGAGCAGGAATACAATGAAGCGTGGCCTGGTCATATTTGGGAGTGCTTCGGCGAAAAGGGAGTGATTGCCGTCGCGTATTGGTTTGCGAGCCTTTTCGCGGAACAGATTCGAGCAGCACAGAAGAGCTTTCCCTTTCTTGAGATTGTCGGCGCGCCGGGTGCGGGTAAGTCCACCTTGATTGAATTCCTTTGGCGCTTGGTCGGTCGTTCAGACTACGAAGGTTTTGATCCGTCAAAATCCACACCGGCTGCGCGTGCGCGGATCATGTCGCAGGTGGCGAACCTGCCGGTAGTCATGATCGAGGGCGACCGGAGTGAGGACACGGCCCATGGAAAAAAATTTGATTGGGATGAACTGAAGACAGCCTACAACGGGCGCGCGAGCCGAGCGACGGGCGTCAAGAACAACGGTAACGACACACGAGAACCGCCATTCCGTGGATCCTTGGTCATAAGCCAGAATGCTGATGTAGATGCCAGTGAAGCAATGCTTCAGCGCATCGTTCATCTCGCGTTCGACACGTCCGGACACACACCCCAATCAAAGATTGCGGCCGAGGCACTAGAGGCCATGCCGACCAGTGCGGTGAGCGCCTTCCTTCGGCGAGCATGCGCCGGCGAGAAACAAGCGGTGGCGACAATCCTCACCCGCTCCAAAGACTATCAAGAGCAGTTCGCGAGGCTGGAAGGCCTGAGCAGCGTGCGCCTCGCAAAGAACCACGCAATGATCATGGCGGCAGTCGATGCCGTCGCGCCGTTGATCAATCTGACAGATGAACAACATGCCGCCATCTACAGCCAGGTATGCGAGCTGGCCGTTCAGCGACAAGCCGCCATTTCCGCCGATCACCCTGTCGTGCGCGAGTTCTGGGAAACGTACGAATTCTTGAATGAGGGTGGTGAAGGGAGGCCTGTCCTCAACCATTCAAAATCACCCGACAGGATCGCTGTTAACCTGAATCACTTCGTCCAGGTTGCGACCGCACGACGGCAACAGATCCCTGCACTGACCGAACTCAAACGACACCTCCGGGGCTCGAGAAGTCGCCAGTTTATCGGCATCAACACGGTCAAATCCGCCATTCCGGACCGAGTTCACAAAGACGATGGCTGGACCTGCAAGTGTTGGGTTTTCAGGCCGGAGGCTTGAGTGAGCGGCGACCTGATACAGAGGCTCGATCATGAGGCAGCGGACAGAGACCCGCGCACGAGCTTCCGTGCGGGTAGCAACAACTTGCAAAACGCGCTTATTGTCCTGGTCAAGGCGATGGCCCGCGATGCTGCACGGTCCGCCGCGACCGTGCCAGACCAGCAGGGAAACGATGGGACCGACCATCGTCTAGAGTAAGAATGCGCTTCGCGATCTATGCCCGCTACTCATCTGTCCGCCAGTCTGACACCTCGATCGATGATCAGATCCGCATGTGTCGGGAGTATGCCCACAGCCAAGGTGGCACAATTGAGGGCATCTTCACTGACCATGCTATCTCTGGCGCCCATGACGACCGTCCAGGTCTCAATGACCTTGTAGCCGCCGCTCAAACCGGCCGCTTCCAAATCGTGGTTGCCGAAGCGCTGGACCGCCTATCACGGGATCAAGAAAACATCGCGGGGCTGTTCAAGCGGCTCCGCCATTGCGGCATTGAGATCTGCACCCTTTCAGAAGGGCAGATATCGGAGCTTCACATTGGGCTGAAAGGAACAATGAATGCGTTGTTCCTTAAGGATCTCGCAGCGAAGACGAGGCGCGGCCAAATTGGAGCTGTAGAGCGGGGCCGGATACCTGGTGGTTTGTCATACGGATACGCCGCCGCACGCGATCAGTTAGACCATCAAGGTCAACCAATACGCGGAATACGGACCATTATTGCCGAAGAAGCTGCTGTCATCCGGCGTATCTTCACAGAGTATTCCGCTGGAAAAAGCCCGAAAGCCATCGCATTCGCCTTGAACACTGAAGGTGTAAAGAGCCCACGAGGCAAGGGTTGGCGCGCTTCGGCAATCATCGGGTCGGCAAAGCGGGGCAACGGCATCCTGCATAACCGCCTATACACCGGGCAGATTGTCTACAATCGCCAATCCTTTGTTAAAGACCCGGACACCGGAAAGAAGATAGCGAGGCCAAACCCTCAACATGAGTGGATTATCCAAGATGCCCCCGAACTCCGCATCATTGATGACGCTCTTTGGGATGCCGCTCATCAGAGAATGAGATCGATCGCTTCCGGGCCTGACAAAAAGCGACCAAAGCGTTTGCTCTCTGGACTGATTAAGTGTGCCGCATGTGGTGCTTCTTATGTCGGGCGCGGTAGAGGTCGCATGGCATGTAGCGCCCATGTTGAAAAAGGAACCTGCGACAACCGTGTCCATTTGAACGCGGACGCCATCGAGCAACGAGTGCTTAGCGCTCTCCGGTCAGTAATGCTCGACCGGGAACTACTCGGAATCTACGTTGAGGAGTACGCCGCAGAGATGCGGCGCATTCAAAGCACCGTAAGCCGCCAACGAGCTACGCTCGAAGCGCAGTTGACTCGCACCAACGATGATATCGAGAAAGCTGTCGAAGCAATCATCGCTTCGCCGAAGCTATCATCGTTGCATGAAAAACTGTCGGCTCTAGAGGCCGACAAGCAATCGATCGAAGCGCAACTTGCCGCTGTCACTGATGTGCCAACGATACCATTAGCTAAAGCCCTGGCATCAACCTACCGGCAGAAGGTCGACACACTCATGGAGCTGATCGACCAGGGCTCAACCGACGGACTGACAGCCAAGTCTGCCATCAGAGGCATGATATCGAGCGTCCGCATCCAAAAAGACAAGGCTGCGGACGGCCAGGCAGTTATTGAGCTGGTGGGAGATCTGGCAGCGATTCTTGCCTTCGCCAACGGCACCCCGGAAACTCTCGGGAACCATATGGAAGCGTTGGTTGCGGGGGCAGGATTTGAACCTGCGACCTTCAGGTTATGA